TTATTTTCTTACCTTGCGACGAGCAGCGCCAACTCCCAGCAGTCCGAGGCCCAAAAGCGCAAGCGTGGCAGGCTCCGGTACGGCCGAAGCTACGGCTCCGTTAATCGTGAGGGTGTAGCTCATGGGAGTGTGATCATGGCTCACACTAAATGCATTGCCTGACCAGGTCGTGCCGTGAGTGGTGATATAGGCTGTGTACTCACCAATATCGAGTAATACATTTAAAAAGCTGTTCAACGTACCATTCGAATCATCGTTTTGATCAATGTAGGTGGCAGCATCAAAAGTGTTGTTGCCGGAAAACAAAATCAGGTATGGGTCTGAATTGCCTTCGAGAAAAAGCGAAGTAAGGCCAGCTGACGTGACTTGGAAAGTGAACGTATTGGCGGCACCAAGCGGTGTGTCCGGAAGAGTTCCACTTGTCGAGATGACTGTTGCTTGAGCAGAAAGAGCACAGAAACTTAAGAAGATCGATGCAGCAAGAGTCTGGATGAATTTATATGGGCGGAATGACGTCATTTATGATCTTTCTAAACCATGAATACCGGTTAATAACAATTCAGTTTTGTTGCGTAAATGAAAGCATGCAACGGCAAGTCTGTGTCTGACAGGTAGCAAAGCAGGATATGTGCCAAATTTATTTGAGTTAATAATTCCTAGTATTATCAATATGTTATATATCGCTTGAGCACGAGGGTTTTAGGTCGTGTAAAAAAATTCGACAGAATTTGAATGGGGAAGGAGAAGTGGAGAAAGAGGGGGCTGCCGATTGCGGACACAGTTAAAGCGAGCCTTGTCCTGACAAATGAGCGTTGGGACTTGTTGGCAGGATTTTTATATGGCTTTTAGCCAGCAATGCTATTGATTGCATCGACAAGAGCGCAGAATGACCTTGTGTTGGTCTGATGCAGCGGATATTTATGCAGAAAGCAAAAAGCCCAAACCTTGCGGAATGGGCTTTTCTTGAATCTGGCTCCCTGAACAAATCGCAAAACGAGTTTTTACCGTCTCGGCTGTTCTTCCGCCGCACTTGGCCAAGCAGGCTGTGAACTATACGCTTCACTGATTGTTGATTAATTTGAAATACCGGCTCGCGCGCAGTCATCCCGCTCCGTTTGCTTCCACTGCTTATAACTTGGCTCATCCTTGGCCTGCAGGTAGGATGACGCGACAAATCCGGCCTCGACACAGATTTCTGATAATGAGCCGTTTCGCTTTACCATTTGGTACCTAGTGACCGCGTCACTGGCAACCTTGTTATTCACTTCCTGGAGACTATCAACTGCTTTTTGTTCCATGCCGCCACCAAGGAAGAACCAGAGCATGCCGGCCACTACAATTACAGTGACAGCTATCTGCAGATCGATAAAGCTTGGCTTTGACATGGTCACTACCCAGTTTTTATTGGAAATTTTCCGGCAAGGGTAACAGAAAAGCGAAACACGAAAAACTGAAAAGCGAAACTTGACACCCTAAGAACAGAGCCTTATAGTCCGCTCCAGGTGCTTGAAAACACCTCAACGAGCGGCATGTCACCCCGATAGTCCGTGGCATTTTTTTCGTCCATTGGTTTTACTCCTATGGGCGGGTTGCGGCGCCCATACAAGACCCGAAAGGGGAAAAGCGTCGGCCGTCTCGTTGCGGTTTTCAACATCCTGCCCACCCGCTTGAAAACGGGTTAATCTCAACGAGGAGTAAAACCATGTCGAACCCTATTCTTCTTCCGGCTATAGCCATTCTCCCCCGTCCTGAAGTCGATAATCTGCTTGAAGCTTGGCTTGCCTATGACAAGGCCTTAATGGCTTCGCCTAGACTTAGCCATATGACGCAGGTACGCCGCGATCGTGCGGCTGATGCGTTGTATGACGTAATGTTCATGGCCAGCACTGGGACAACGCTTGCCGATCTGCCACCGTCCGGCGGCTAACAAAGCTCCCCCTCCCGTTGTATTGACGATACGAGGAAACTGCGCAAGTCTTCATCATTGCGCCCGTTTCCCGTGCCACCTAACAAGGACCACCATTCCCGGCTGACTCAGGTCAATTTCCGCTGCTCCGACTGCGGACCGTTCAAGGCTGACCCTGACCGCATCGTCGATGCGCCGGAAGACGAGCATCATCCCTGGCGCTATTACGGCAATTGTCCGTACTGCTCGCGCGAGTGTGCCCAGGCGTCCTGGGAGCGCGCCCTGATGAAAGCCTGGAAGAATGCGACGGGCCCCAAAACCGAGGAGGGCAAGGCAGCCTCTGCCGCCAACCTAGAAGGGCACCCGACCAAGGAAGAAAGCCTGCGTACGCGCTTCAACGCTATGAAGCACGGCGCGTCGGCCAAGGTGGCCAAATATTTCCCAGCCAAGCCGGGAAAGTATGCTTTATGTGAAAGCTGCGAGGTCGACCGCTTCTGGTGTGCCAGCCAGCCATGCTGCGTCAAGCAGACGCAGAATTTCATGATTCACCACGCTGCCTTCGAACAAAAGAAGCCCGGCTTGCTCAGCGAGATGCATGCCGAGATGCAGGCGGCGATCTTCTCTATCCTGCAGCAGATCATCATGACCATCATTGCCGATGGCGTGAAGATCGAGCGGCCAGTGTTCCACTTCGATGAAAACGGTTGCCTGCACCTGGGCGAATACACCGACAAGGAAACCGGCGACAAGCGCATGCTGATGGATGTGTCGGCACATCCGCTGCTGAAACCGCTGACGGACTTCCTCTCGAAGAACAGCATGTCCCTGGCTGACATGGGCATGACAAACAAGGTCATCGAGGCCGAAGATATGCTGCCCGGGCAGATTGCCACCAGTGCGGCGCCGGCGATTTCAGACGACGAATACAAGCGCCTCCAGCTGCAGGCGCTCCAAGACTTGGCGGGCAAGGTCCAGCGTTCTAACCAGCTCACCAATCAGGATCCGATCCTGGTCGACTTCAATCGGGAAAACGGGGGCAGTGAAGCCGACGTCATCGATGTCGAGGCAAAAGAGCGATGAACGCCCGGGTATCCAGCGCCGACCGGATCCGCGTCAGTCATCGCGCTGAAGCGGAGGTCCTGCGCTATAAGGATGATCATGCGATGTGGCACAAGCATGTGCACGGCGTCGACCTGGACCCGATGCAGATCCTGAAGTGCATCGAGATGGATAACCATCACAACACGATCGATGTGTCCTGCCGGCGTACGGGCAAAACCGCGGTGAAGGAAATGTATGCGTTGAAGCACAATGCCTGCAATCCCTACCAAGAAGTCGGTATCGTGGCGCCGCGTCAGCAGCAGTCGCAAACCAATCTGACCTACCACGTCGACGCGATCCGGCGCTCGCCCATTCTGCGGGGCTATATCGCCCACAAGTCAGGCCGCGAGCAGCTGTCGGACACGAAATACCAGTTTTTCAATGGCAGCAAGGCCTCGGCGTACGGGATCATGTCCCAGATTGACGGTGACGCAATCAGCTTCGCGTCGATCGAGGAGGTGGATGACATGCCGGCGGACCGCTTGCTGTCGCGCTTCATGCCGATGCTGGGCTCGGCGCGGCGCCTGGGCGCACCCCGTGAGGCCAGCTTCAAGCCGCAGGTGCGCATCACCGGTGTGTTCAAGGGCGCCGACCTGCTGCAGAGCCTGATCGATTCCAAGCAGTACCACCTGCTGCCGATCGTGAATGTCTATCTTGGCATTGAGCTGGGGATCCTGAACGAAGCTTTCATGCTGGAGATGCGGGCGCAGCTGCCAGAGGGTGAATACATCCGCCAGTTCCTGGGCAAGAACGTGCGGGCCCAGAACCACATCTGGGAAAAGTACATTGCCCTGGCCAAGTCGGTCGGGATCCAGGCCAAGCTGGAAGCGGCCGGTCCGTTGCCGGACAAGCGTTACAAGAAACGCGGCCTGGTGTCGTTCGGCTATGACCATACCGGCCACGGTGAAAGCCTGTCCGCTTCCAAGTCCGCCCTGGTGGTGGCTGAGCAGATGGGCAATTTCGTCACTTTCCCGTTCGTCAAATCATGGCCGGCCGGGACTGACGACAACGTCATCCGCCGTGACCTGGTCGGCCTGTGGCGCTACTTCATGCCCGAGTATGCGATTGGCGACGCCTACGGTGTTGGCATGCTGACCTCGGTGAACGATGACCTGTTTCGGGAAGGCTTGACGCATATCGACCGGCGCACGATCGGCGATGGCGACAGCAATGCCTCGACCTGGCAGCAATGGGCCTTTGCTCCTATCCGCTTCGAGGGCATGACCAAGCACAGCATGGCATCCAGCTTGAGGGCGGTGTTCCATAACCGGCAGGCGGCGATTCCGCCATATGACGATGATGGCGACATCCTTGGGGCGCAAGTCCAGCCGAATCCGAACTGGAAACAGGAACTGCGTGCCGAAGCCGGCGATGCACAGGAGTGGCGAACCTTCGTGCGGCAGCTGGGGAACATCAAGCAGGTGCCGAACAGTTCCGGCAGTTATCCCAGCTACAAGATGGTGAATATCAAACTGGGTGATGACTTTTTCGATGCGGCCTGTGCGGCCGTCTGGGCGTTGACCACCCGCGGCGCAGAGCATGTGCCGACGATTGTCAGCAGCCGGACGCAGACACGCGAACAGCTTCTGGGGATGCGGTGATGGAGAACAACAGCGATTACGCGAAGTTGAAGGGGCGGGCTACTGTGGCGCCGGCGACAGCGGAGGTGAAGCCAAAAACCAGCGAGGATCTTCCCCCTTTAACAGCTGAAGCGCATGCGCGCATCAAACAAACCATTGCCGATGTGAAGGAGCACCTTCCGGAGATGGTCGACATGGTCAAAGATTTCCACGCGGCCGGCCTGATCGATGGCTGGCGAAGCGTTACTTTCAAGAGGCTCGACGATGAACCTGCTTAAACCGTTTATTCGACTGGGATCCATGCTTGGCGGTCTGGTGCCGGGACAAATTCCGCAAGCCGCCAGCGGCAATACTGCCGGCAGCCGTACCACCGAAGCAGGCCTGCGCGTGCGGCCGGAAGATCGATTCCGTCACATGTTCCGGGAGTTCTGGGTCGACCCGGACGTGCGTCAGGCGATTCTTGACATCAGGGAAGCCGATCGCCTGGACGGCCGCGTCAAAATGATACATAGCCGGGTCGCGCGCGACATCATCAAGAGCGGCCTGGTGTTGCAACAATCCAAGCCGGACGAGCGCATTACGGCCGCGTGGATTGACTTCTGCCGGCGCACGAGTCTGAACCGCCCCGAAAAGCTCAAGAGTGATGCGCGTGGCCTGATCATGGAAGGAAACCTGCCGCTGCAAGTCGTGATCAATCAGAACCGCAACATCTGCAGCCTGGTGCGCATGCCGTCGGAGACCATCGTGCCGCAGGTGGACGAGTCCGGCCGCTTCAAAGATCCGACCAAGGCGTACCGTCAGCTTGATATCGTCAGCGGCCTGGTGTCGGCCGAGTTTGCGCTGTGGCAGTTGTTCCTGGTGCGCTTTGATCCGGACAATTTCGACGACATGGGCTCCATGGGCCGTCCTTTCCTTGACGCTAACCGCACTACCTGGCGCAAGCTGTGCATGACTGAGGAAGATCTGGTGATCCGCCGGCGTGTGCGCGCACCAGTGCGGCATGCCCACGTGCTGGAGGGGGCGACAGAGGCCGAGTTGCAGACCTATGAAGCCAAGATCACCTCCGGGCAGCATGAGATCACGACGGACTATTTCTTGAACAAGAAGGGTGCCGTATCGGCAATCCAGGGCGATGCGAACCTGGACCAGGTGGCCGATATCGCGCTGCTGCTGGATGCCTTTTTCTCCGGCGGGCCGATGCCGAAAGGCTTGGCCGGCTATACCGAGGGTCTGAACCGCGACATCCTGGAAGATTTGAAAAAGGATTACTTCGACGAGATCGACGTGCTGCAGGACACGCTTTCCTTCGGCTATGAGCAGGTGTTCCGCTTCGAGCTGCTGCTGCAGGGGATTGTCGCCGGTGAGGATGATTTTTGTGTCAGCTATGCCGAGCGCCGTACCGAGTCGCCGAACCAGGCAGCGGATCGTGCATTGAAGCTGCAAGCGCTTGGCCTGCCGGATGACATGATCTACGAGGAGCTTGGATACGACCCGGTCTATGTCGACAAGCGGCGCAAGTTTGCGATCAATAAGAAAGACCCGTATCCGGAGGAGATGCCGGATCCGGCACGCAGTCGTGTCAAGATTACCCCCAGCAATGCGCGCAAGGGTGAATCGGCCACCAGCATCACGAATCGCTGATGTCCGGTCAAGAAGCCATCCGGCGGGCGTCTCGCGCCGCACAGCAGGCAATGAAGGAACTCGATCAGCACGCGATCGAGGAGCTGGCAACGCTGTACGAGACGACAACCGGGAACATCATCGACGCTATCGCCAAGATCAGCGACGGTGATGGCCACATCGACTTTGGCGATCTGGCGGACCTGCTGAAGGAAATTAACGCTCACCTTTCCGAGCTATCCACTGCGCAATCGGAAAACCTGATGCGGCACTTGAACCGCGCGGCCCAGCTCGGCACGGCGCCATTTGAGCCGGCGCTGGGTGCCGAGCTGGTCGGGCGGATGAATTTCGAGGCAGTCCGCTTCGTGCGCGAGTTCCAGGCCGCCGACGGCTTGCGCCTGTCCGACCGGATCTGGCGCATCGACCGCGGCGCGCAGGAGGCCGTCAATGCGGCCGTCCAGGGGGCCGTCATCCGCGGAAATGGTGCCGCCCAGGCTGCCCGCGAATTCCTGAACCGCAAATTACCGGTGCCGGCCGATGCCCAGCTGGCCATGCAGGCCGGGTCTGCCCAGGCAATCACGGCCAAGGTGGAAGATGTCCTGCTGACCGGCGCGGAAAGCCCCTTGAATAGCGCCATGCGGGTGTTTCGCACCGAGATCAACCGCGCACACGGTACCGCGTACCAAATGTCCGCCGAGGCGCATCCCGATGCCGTCGGCACTCGCTTCATGTTGTCGCCGCGGCATCCCCGCGTGGATATCTGCGACATGCACGCCCGGGCGAACCTACATGGCTTAGGTGAGGGTGTCTACCCGCATGGGAAGAATCCCTGGCCGGCGCATCCGAACACGCTGAGCTTTGTCATCGTTGTGTTCAAGGATGAGGTGACGCCGCAGGATGTCGCCGGTAAGCAGACGGTCGAGCAATTCCTGGAAACGGTGCCGCGCGAGCAGCGGCAAGGGATTCTCGGCAAGAACAAGAATGAGGCTTTCGAGGCGGGCGAGCTGTCCGCCGGTATGGTGAAGTCGCGCTGGAAGGATGTGCAGGCCCGGATCGGGCCGCGACATGACTTGCGTGATCAAGTTACCCGGCAGTTTTTCAACCAGCGCGTATCTTTCCCCGATGGTGTGCCCGATATCGCCATTGGCGGCAAGCCGCTCACCCGAGACCAGATGGCCCGTCTTGCCGGTGCACCGGATGGCGCCAGGATTTATTTCTCCCGGTATGGGGACCGTCCTGGACTGGAAATCGAGCACCCCTTCTATAAGGCGCCATCGCATCGATCTTTCTTCCGCACCGACGATGGCGGGCTCGGCTTATCGAACGACTTACTGATGCTGAAGTCCGACAAGGCACCCAAGGGGTTTGGTCTGCGAATCTTTGGCACGCAGGCCCAGGCGGCGCAGGAGCTGGGATTCAAGCGCATCGAGATTTATGCCGCTAGAAGCTCGAACATGAACGGATATCACGCCTGGCCGCAGTACGGCGCCAATGCCGATCTGCCTGAGAAGATACTGCGGAAGCTGCCGCCCGGGCTGCAGGGCGCCCGGGATCTGTTGGACCTGATGGGAACCGATGCCGGGCGCGCCTTCTGGAAAAAAGAGGGGTATAGTATTGAATGCAATTTCGACTTAACGGAAGGAAGCCGATCATGGCAGCAGCTGATCAAGCAACTGACGGCAAAAAAAATCAGCCTCAGCAAATGGAACGGATTGACCTGACGGAAGCGCCGCCGCTGCAGCCGCTTACGCCAGAAGACTGGGCGCGTCGCAACGCGGCCGGTCAATCTGATGAGATCGAGGATCCGGAAGAGAATTAATTTTTCTTCGACCTTGGCCAAGCCCGCTCGCGTAGCGGGCTTTTTTCTTTCTACCTTCCTGTAACACCTCCCCCCCTCCTAATGTATTGACGGCAAGCAGAAACTACGTCCTGACTCGACAAGTTTATTCGTGCTGCCCGGGTTCTCCGATTCGTCTCCTCCTTCAACGCGGACGGGCATCACGACTTTTTATTCAGGGCGACCATGCAAAGCAAAGCACGTCACATCCTCCTCGATGCCAGCCATGCCGGCGCAGTGCGATTCCTGTCCGGCCTCCATGTGAATCTGGAAGAAGGCAAGCAGCAATCCTGGGTGACGGTCACACGTACCGGAAAATTTACCGACCCACGTTATGGCGAATTCGAGATTTCCCGCTCGATGCTGCTGGCGATGGTCGACAACTTCAATAAGGGCGTGTTTGGCCAGGATGTTTTCGTCGATGTGGCGCATCGCCCGAACGATGGCGCAGCTGCCAAGGTGTTGAAGCTGTCGGTCGAAGGTGACCGGCTGCGGGCGCTGCTGGAGTGGACTCCTTTCGGCATGGATGCCGTGAAAAATAAGGGTTACCGCTACCTGTCCATCGAGTATCACGAGCAGTGGAAAGACAACGAACAGGGCATCAATCATGGCCCTGTGATGCTAGGAGCTGGTTTGGTCGTGCGTCCCGCCATCAAGCGCCTGGATCCCATTCAGCTTTCCGAAGTCACGGATGACGGCATTCCCGTCCTCATCCACCCCGAACTCCAATCCATCCTCTTACAGGAGATGCAAATGAAATTTGCTGAACTTTTGAAGAAACTGCGTTCCAGCCTGGAAGGCAAAAAACTCGCTGAAGGCATCATTGTCGCGTTGATGAAGCACGCCGAAGAGGCCGTGCAACTGGCGTCCGACGAAGCGGCCGCGAAGCTGATCTGCGATCAGTTCGACACGACCGGCAAGCAGCTGTCCGAACAGTTTGGCGATCGCGAAGTCACTCTGTCGATCACCATGCCGCAAGTCAGCGCCGGCCTCTCCGCTGACCAGGTTCGCCAACTGATGGCTGACGAAGCTAAAAAGCAGGCAGATGCCGCCAAGGTACTGGCCGAAAACCGCACCGCCAACGTCAAGCTGTTGTCCGACACCATCGGCGCCGCTACCGGCATCGATGACGCGACCAAGAAGGCCTTGGCCGATGCCGTCACCGACCTGATCACCCCGGACATGACTGCTGACCAGGTCAAGAAGCTGGCCGAAGTGCAGATCAAGAATGGCAATGAGCTGGTTGTGGCTCGCCAGTTGGCCGCACTGGGCTATCCCGCAGCAGTGGGCAATGTGCATATTCCGGGCATCACCGTGCCATTCGAAGAGCCGAAAAAGCTCGGCGAAATGTATCGCGAGCAGATGAAGAAAACCGGCGTATTCGCCGAGGGGAAACTGCACCTGTCCGCCAAGGACAATGCTTTTGTCAATAAGGTGCTGGCCGAATTCGATCGCCTGCATGCCGGCCAGATCGCCAATGAAGTCAAAATGCTTTCCGGCGGTGCCGTCAATATTTCGGACACCAATCTGCCGGTCGGCTTCCGTCGCGAAGTGATCCGCGAAGCCTTGTCCGACCTGCGCGTCCTGGAGCTGGTCCAGACCCTGACCGACTTCACCGCCACCGTCACCACGCAAATCCCGTACGAGCTGCGCGACATGTCGCAGGTGATGAACGACGGCATCGTGTATGAAGGCCAGCCGATCCATCGTGCCGGTATTGGCCAATTCATGGATACGGCCTACATCCTGCCGATGAAGCTGGCGATGCTGATTTCGAACGAAGTCAGGCACTTCACCCAGGCCGCCGCGATCAACTGGGATGCCATGGCACGCAACATCGAGTCCAACGCCCGCATCATGCGCGAGTTGATCTGCCGCCGGATCATCAACGAACTGCAGCGCGCAGCCGACAGTTATGGCGCCGTGGCAGTCGCTAACGAGGCCTTCGACTCCCAGGTGACCGGCACGAACAGCCTGATCAAGACTGCCACCTTCCCGATCGTGCGTCCTTACCAGCAGCGCGACCTGCAGGGCAACGCGATCGGCAACCCGGTGAATCCGATCACCATCACCCTGAACGGCACACAAATCACCCCGTTTGACGGCACCGGTTCTCAGCCGAATGGCACGTATTACCGTGTTCTCAGCTACAACCTGGGCTACATCCAGCTGGTCAACCAGGCTGGCACTCCGGTCACGCCAGCCGACACCGGTACCAACACCATCAGCTACAGCAAAGCGACCAACGTCGCCAAGGTCGACCTGGATGTCGCTGCCGGCCTGACCTACGAGCAGCAGCTGAACAAGGTGCTGCAGGCTGTTGGCGCGCGTAAGGCCGTGCTGTCCGGTCAGCGCTTCGTCAATCCGGACTTCCTGCTGATGTCGCCGGTGCTGAACGACACCATCACCAATGCCGAGCAATTCGCCCTGCAGGCCAAGCGCAACGGCACCGACACCACGCCGGACGGCGATCTGGAGCGCGTGAAGGGCTTGCCGACCTACGGCACCAATGCACCGGGCGTCGACCTCGGCGACGAGCGCATCCTGATCGGCCAGCGCGGTCTGTTGGGTTATGTCGTCAGCAAGCCGTTTGTCACCGGCCAGCCGTTCGAAGCCGTCGACAGCCAAGGCCGTGCAATCGGTAAGCAGCAGGCATACGGCGAGGAGTACTCCGCCATCAAGGTGCCGACGCCTGTCGCAAACCGCATGACCTCGGTCCTGGCATACAGCTTCAGCGGCCGCTAACAGGAATACTTCCTGAGAGAGAAGCCGTAGGCGAACCCCGGGGAAATGACGGATGACGCGCCATCCCGATCCCCGGCAGACCATATCAACTTGAGCAGGAATTCGACATGAAACGTACTCATTTTTTAGCGCTGGCGGTTTTGGCGGTTCTCGCCACCGCCGCCTTCGCCATGGATCCGCATGCCGTTGTTAATGGACTGTCACTGGCGGCCGGATCCCATATCGACCCGGTGGCCCTTGCTTCTGGCAGCGCTTTGGGTCTGGTCGGCATGACCGCGTCGAGCGTCCCTTATACCAACGAGACCAAGAATTTTCAGCACATCGGTGCCGTCACGGTGCCGCCCGGCGAGACGCGCGACGTCGATCCGACATTGCTTGCCGGTTATCAGCCCGATGCCGAACTGCAGTCCGAAACAGTCCAGCTCGATCCGGTCGCCGAATTGCTCAAGGAAAGCGTCTCCGCTGTGACGGCGAAGCTTGCCGAACTGTCGGACGACGACCTGGCGAAGATCAGCACGCTGGAAACCGAAGGCAAGAACCGCAAGTCCCTGGTCGAAGCGATCGCCGCTGAAACCCTGCGCCGCGCAGCAGAGAAAAACGGGGGCGCACAGTAAATCATGGCTGGCAGCATGTCCATGGGCGACCTGGTCGCCGATCTGAAAGCCTCCCTGCACGATGCCGGGGAGGTTTTTGTCGCTGCCGGAGACATGGAACGGCTGCTGAAGGTCTCGGCACTCGACTTCAACGGGTACCGGCCGCGCACGCTGCTGGGGAAACTTACCGTGGAAGCGGGGCGCATGGCCTATCCGGCGCCGGATGACTGCTACCTCTTCAAGTCGTCGCTGTGGGGCATTGCGCCGGCCGTGCGCGCCAAACCATGGGAAAAGCAATGGCCAGGACGCTTGCCAGACGTGCGCATGATCGACGGCGCTGCCGGCAAGGAACTGCACTTGACACCGGAGCCGAGCGCACACCAGGTGGCCGTACTGGGCAGTGAATTCCGTTTCTATTATTTCGGCAATCACGTGATCGGCGACACAGCAGACAAGACCACGATCCACCCGGGCGATCGCTTCTTGTTGCTCCTGCGGGCGCAGGCGGAAGCCATGCGCGAGCTGATGATCCGCAATATCAAGAAACCCGTGCAGCTGCGCGACGGCCTGCAGTCAGCGCCGAAAAACATGACGCCGGCTGCATGGTACGAACGCTTGATGGCGGAATGGGCTGAAAAAATGCAAAGGCAGGGTGTATGAGCGTTTTTCGTGCCGATCTCGATCTGCGAGGCTTCCATGCCAAGACAAATCGCGCTGAGGCTGTTTTCGGCCGCACGCTGGATCGATTTGTCAGCCGCGGGGCCCATGAATTTGCCCGGGAAGAAAAACTGCAGGCGCCGAAGGCATTCTCCGCGATGACACAGTCCATCGCCGTGCAGCAGAACGGCACAGCTGATTACTCTGTGGTGCCGACAGCGCGTTACGCGGAAGCGGTGGAAAAGGGTGGCAAGCCACACCTGGCCCCCTTGCTGCCGCTCTACCTGTGGCTGAAGTACACCAAGCGCGTCTCCGACGAAAAGGAACTGCGTGCGCGGACCTACGGCTTGCGCCGATTCATTGCCAAGCATGGCACCAAGGCCAATCCCTTTGTTAATCGTACGCGGATCAAGATGCAGGGCAGGGTGGTGCGCCTGGTCCGGGACGGCGTCGCCGCCGCAACCCAGGAGGCATTCGGAAAATGAATCCATTGAGTCCAGAACAGGTCATTCTTACCAGTTTCAAGGATGCGATCGCCGGCGCCTATCCGTCACGCATTGCCACGCGCAGCCTGAAGGATTTCGCCGAGCGTGATCATACCGAGCTGAAAGCCGGCATCTATACCGTGATCGCTGATGGCCGGCCTGAAGGCGATGTTTATTTCCAGAGCATGAACTTCATCGTGGTCGGCCAGATCCAGCTGGGCGAAAAGGCGGAGGGCGAGGAAGTTGAGAATGCCGAACTGGAGATGGCGCGCGAGATTACCAATCTGATTCAGCGCAAGTTCACTGGCCCGGACATGAAAATCACGAAGGTCGACCAGTCGGCGCAGCTGGAAGTGCCTTATGGCTGGATCTCGATGCACATTCGGGTCGGCCCCTACGACGCCACAGAGCCACTAACGGCAGACGAAGTATTAGGCAACCTGACCGATTTCCTGACTGTTCGTGCCGACGTCGATATCGCGCCGCACGAAAGCGCAGCCGAGCATCAGAAATGGGCGCAGGACACGCCTGATTATTCAACCAGTCAACCCGATGCGCAGCTGCGCGTCAATCTCCAGGAGTAAGCAATGGACAAGAAACTCGTCAAACCTCGGGAAGGCTTGCAGATCCCGCGCCATGACGGCAATGGCAACCTGCCGGCTGAAGGCATGGTGGTCGGTATGAATTCGTATTACTGGGGCCTGAAGCATGACGGCGATGTGACGGTCGAGAACGTACCGGTCGAACCTGAACAGCCTGAAGCTGCTGCGCCTGGTGAGCCTAGCCAGCCTGCTGCTACAGCGTCGGCCGAGCCGAAAAAATCCAAAAAGTAATCCTGCCTTAAACCGCTCTTACCCATCAACCGAAAGGAACCGCCATGGCCGACAATGTCAGCTTCCGCGAAGTCCCGGCCGATATTCTCGTACCCGGGCAATATATCGAAATAGACGGCTCACGCGCCGATACCGGCACGCCGCCGATCCCGCGCAAGATTGTGATCATTGGCAACAAACTACCTGGCGGCACCGCCATTACCGCGACGCCGACCGAAGAGGCGATCGCCACCGCGGATCGTGCCGTACAGCTGGGTGGCCGTGGTTCTCTCCTGGCTCAGATGGCTATCGAGGCCTTCAAGGCGCACCCTTACGGAAAGTTCACGCTGATTGCCACAGATGACCTGGGCGACGGCGCAGCAGCCACTGGCGCGATCGCCGTCGCCGGTCCGGCAACCGAGTCCGGCACCTTGGCGCTCTACATCGACGCCACCAAGGTATCGGTGGGCGTGACCAAGGCCGATACGGCAACGACGATCGCGGCGGCTATTGCGGCAAAAATCAACGCCAATCCGGACTTGCCGTTGACTGCGGCTGTGGATGGTTCTGACGCGGCAAAGGTCAATCTGAGCGCGCGCCACAAGGGCGAATGTGGCAACGATATCGATGTGCGTTACAACTTCTACATGGGTGAAGCGCTGCCTTCCGGCGTTACCCTGACCGTGACCAAGATGACGGGCGGAACCGGCAACCCGGATATCGGCCCGCTCCTGGCTGCGATCCGAGGTGATGATCGCATCGTGTTGATTTGCCCTTGGACTGATGCTTCCAACATGGCCAAGATTGAGGCAGATTTTGCCGAGCGCTTCGGTCCAATGAAACAGCAAGAGTCGCATTGCTTCGTCTCGGTATCAGGCACCTATGCCTCCCTGAACACTTACGGTGGCTTGCGCAACAGTCCCCATACCACTGTCGTCGTGCGAGAAGGCAGCATGGTGTCGCCATGGCGCATTGCGGCTTCGGTGGCAGGCCGCTGTGCGCTGCGCGGCAGCGCGGATCCGGCGCGACCGTTCTTCGGCATGACCCTGCCAGGCCTGCCGGCACCGGCAGAGAAGGATCGCTTCGACCAGCCGACCCGCAATAACCTGTTGAAGGCCGGTATCTCGACCCTGCGTTATGGACCGGATGGCACGGTGATGATCGAGATGATCGTCTCGACCTACAAGACCAACAGCATGGGCGTGCCGACCCGCGCATACTTCAAGATCCAGAGTAAGTGGACAGCGGACTATTTCCGTTATGCCTGGAAGGTGTTGATCGCCACCCGCTACCCGGATTTCAAGCTGGCCAACGATGACACTGACTTTGCGCCGGGTCAGCCCATTGTCACGGCAAAGACGCTGCGCCTGGAAACCGTCGCCTTGGCCAAGGACCTGGAATATGCGGGCCTGCTCGAAAACATTGCGGACTTCAAGAACACGTTGATCATGCTGCGCTCGCAGGCCAACCCGAACCAGGTCAATTCAGTGGCGTCGCCCGACCTGGTCAACCAGTTCGACGTCTTTGCCGCAGCGATCAAGTTTATTAACTGATCCGGATGACCGGCCCGGCATCGTCGGGCTGGCTTTTCTAAAACTTACGGACTACTCCAGGAGAAAATATGTCTACTCTCTTAGCCAGGCTGAAGCTGACTTTCAGCGGTAAGACTTTAGCCACTGAAGAACGCTCGACCGAAATCGATATCGGCGGCGAAGACAATGAGCCGGTTGTCGACTCGACTGGCAATACCCATAGCCTGGGCAACCTGCAGCCAGGCATGATTCGCTGCAACCTGCTGGCCACGGAAGGATTCAAGCTGCGCGAGGTGCAAGAAATCCGCAACGGCACGATCATCGCCGAAGGCAACAACGGCAGCAGCTACATCATGCGCAAGGCCACCTGCGGCACTGCGCGCGTGATCAGTGGCGGCAAGATTGCGGCCACCTTCTTTGGCGACGTCGAGGAGATGTAAGCATGCCGAACTTCGTCGGAAAATTTAAAAAGGGCATGAAGATCGGCAAGGAAGTCCACATGGACTACGAGCTGCGCGAAATGACGACCGAAGACATGCTGGAAGCGGAGGTGGAAGCCCCGCTCTCGACGCCGATGAACTACAAGGCGGCGGTCGCCGCCCGACAGCTCGTGCGCGTTGGCAGTTACGAGGGGCCTTTTACTACAGGAATGGTGCGCAAGCTGCACCCAGTCGACTTCAATGAGCTAACGATGGTCGGTCTGGACGAGGTGGCCAAGCTGGGGGAAGACTCGTCGCCGAGCGTGGAGACCGATTAAAGGCGGTACTGCTGCTCGGCGTGCGGACCGGCTGGAGCGAGCGCGAGATCCTGGGGTTGCCGCGCTCGCGGTTCAATTTTTACCTCGATGAATTACTGAAAGAGCCCGAGGATGAGTAACGATATCACCGTCCGGATCCGCGCCGACTACGGCGACGCCTTGAAAGCTGTGCAGGCTTTCACCGGCGCCGCCGGCAAATCCATGGGCGAGCTGCCCAAAGCCGTCAAGCAGTCGGGTGACGCGGTCGTCCGGCTGACCTACCAGCTCGGCGGCACCAAGAACAACCTGTCCGAGCTTCCGCCGCTGGTGCGGCAGCTGTCTACCTCGGTCGATACCCTTTCTACGAGAATCGATCAGCTGGGCCGTGTTGACGGCCCTGACAGACTGAAACGCCGGCTGCGCGACTCCAACGAAGAAGCCAGCCGGCTATCCCAGACCATGGATAAGCTGGTTAAGGGCGGCAAGGCGCTGGGTGCTGCCTTTGCCGGCTTCCAGGCTGGGAAAATGGTGTTCCAGCAGCCGATGGAGCGCATGCTGGACTATGACCAGCGCCTGGCACAGCTGGCCAATACGGCAATGGCCGACAAGTCCGTACAGGAGCGCCGCGCCGCCATTCCAGGGCTAAATTCGATCATCATGGGAGCCACCCGCTTCGGCGGCGGCACGCGAGACGAGGCGCTAACGGCTTACCAAAACATCCTTGCTTCTGGCACCGTCAAGGATGCGGAAGCCAAAGCTATGCTGCCGACTGTAATGCATGGCGCCACGGCGTCCGGTGCCTTGCCCAAGGAAATAAGCGACATCGGCATCCGGGCGATGCAGAACTTCGGCTTCAAGGCCCAGGATCTGCCTACCGTGATCGACATGGCGATCAAGTCGGGCAACATGGGCGGCTTCGAGCTCAAGGACATGGCCAAGATGCTGCCGGCACAGATGGCGGCGGCATCCACCCTCGGCATGAAGGGCGAGAAAGGCCTGGCACTGCTGCTGGCAGCGAATCAGGCGTCCGCAACAACTGCAGGAAACATGAGCGAGGCAGGCAACAATGTCTTGAACCTGCTTAACAAGATCAATTCGAGCGACACGCAGCAGGACTTCAAGAAGTTAGGCATCGATCTCACCGGCAGCCTGCAGGCCGCTACGGCCAAGGGGGTCGATCCGATCACGGCATTCGCCGGCCTGGTCAACCGGGTGATGAGTAAGGACAAGAACTACGTCGCCCTGGAAAAACGCCGGCAAAGCGCCACCTCCAGCGAAGATCAACAGTCAATCATCGAGCAGCAGCTGCAGCTGGCCCAGGGCACCGCGATCGGGAAAGTGCTGCAAGATCAGCAGGCAAGGCTGGCCTACATCGGCGTGATGAGTCAGCAGAAGAATTTCAATACTCAGGTGGCGGCAACGATGAACGGTGGCGCTTCCGGCACCACGGCAGGCAACTTCGCCGTGATGTCAGCCACGGCTGGGTTCAATCGCCAGCAATCCATCAACGAGCAGATGAATTCGCAGCATCAGGCGTTGCAGAAGCTAGTCCCGGCATTGAACTCCTATTGGGAACATACGGCCAAGCTTAACCGGGAATACCCCGTGCTTGGCCAGGCGATTGAAGGCGGCAAGGTTGGGATTGCGACCCTTGGCGCCGGCGCTGGTGCCGCGTCAATTGTGATGACCTTGCTGACTAAGAATGCAGCTGCGGCATCGACCGCCCTGGGCGGTGTGGCGGCCGCTGGCGGAGCTGCCGATATCGGGGGTAAGAATATCGGCCGGGCTGCCAAATACGGTAGATGGATGGGCGCGGCCGGGACTGTTGCTGGTAGCTTAGCGCCGGTCGCCGTGCCTGCCGTCGCCGCATTAGGCTTCCACCAATGGCAACAATCTGACGCTGGCCAGCAATCGCGCGCCCGTGGTTTAAGCCTGGAAAACGAGGCGCTGCAGCGCCGGATCAATATGGCTAAGGCCAATGGCGACACCGATCTGCAGACGAAGCTGGAGAGACAGCTTGCCAGGCAACAGGCTACCGTCGACAGTATTCGCGGCCCGGCAGCGAAGGCCGATCCGAGTGCGGAAAAGGTGTCGCAGGCAATTCAGCAGTCGGTGAAATTCAACCCGATCGAAGCCAAGCTACAGCTGCAGGTCGCCTTTGATTCGTTCGGCCAGCCGATAGTCTCGCAGACTAAACTGACAAGCCAGAACATGCGGCTGGATACCGGTCCGACGCTGACGCACTGATTGGGGCTTCGTACGGTTGCACATCCCTTATCATATGTTCCTTTTGATAATTTCCTTGGGGGGAGAGTGGAAGAATTTGTTAAGTTTTTGCAGGCGTGGAAAGAGCTGGTAGGCGCGGTCATTGGCGTATTCGGCTCGCTATGGGTTGCTGTGATCGTTGCAGCAAGTGCGCGGCGCGCAGAGGAACGAGGCGCAGCGGTGATGCTTGTTGCTGATCTGTTTGGCGTTTGCAGCTCTGTTGATACGATCAAACAAATGGCGCGAGAAAAGGGCGTGAAAGTAGAAGATCTCAACTATTTTATGGTTGAAAAACTGACCCATATAAGGCCCGTGCTTTCCCCCTTGTTCGACTCGTCGTTCCTGAGAGTTGTGAATTGCGACAAATCGCTGGGATCATACCTCTCACTTTTCCAAGGACTCATGCGCAGTGTTGAGCCGGTCTATCTACGTTTGGCTGACGATCTCTACCTGATCGCGAAAGGTCAGAAGCCAGATCGCGGTATCGAGCTAATAAATGCCGACGTCGCAACAGTCTGCAATGCTTATATCAAAGCCGCAGACTATGCCGAATTCGCAATTTATTTTCTCGAGAGGGCTGTCATTTCACGATCTCCAAAGTTGTACAAACTGCGCCGCCGCATCTTCAGAAACGAAAAAGAAAAGAAGGCTGAGCACGTGTTGAAGAATCTTTACGGCTTCTGACCTAACAACCTCCCCCCTCTTGTTGTATTGACGAAAGGGTGAAACTCGGCGGCACTGATACCTGCGTGCCGAGTCGATCCCTTGAGCTTCCGAGACAAATTACAGCCTGCCTCATTCCGCGGGGTGCCTTTCGAGGCACCCGCCGCAGAGACGGTCGTCGGCCGGCGCGTGGTGGTCCATGAGTTTCCGCACAAGGATCAACCCTACGCAGAGGACATGGGCGGCAAGGCCGATGAGTTCGTAGTGGATGGCTTCATCATCGGGGAAAATTATCTCGATGGTAAGGAAGCGCTGATTAAAGCGCTGAAGAAGCCGGGGCCCGGCACCTTGGTGCACCCGACCCACGGCGAGCGGCAAGTCGTGCTGGTGAATCCGTCAAGGCTGCGCGAGCAATTCATTGAGCGCCGCGGCATGGTGTCGTTCTCGCTGACTTTTGTTGAAGATGGCGACAAGGCGCAGCCGCAAGTCCTTATCGACACCCAGCAGGTGGTCGAAGATGCGGCCGATGCCAGTTATGGTCCCCTGGAGGATGTCTTCGTCGGCGATTTCAGCGTGGACGGGTTGCCAGGCTGGTCAATCGACGCGATCGCCACTGAAGTCGGCCAGATCAATGATGTGATTTCTTCAGTGCGGGACAGCCTGCGGCTCGACATGACCAGCCTGTCCTCACTGGCTCGTGCCGGCAACATTTTTAAATCCAATATCGTCGGGCTGCTGGCCACGCCGAGCGCGCTGGCCGGAGAACTGACGAGCCTGGTTCGCGGGATCGTCGGCCTGTTCGATTTCTCCGCGGCGCAGAACCAGCTTTTCGGCGCGCGTCACCAGGTCAAGCAACCGATGAACGTGCTGCTACCGCTGCGGCAATATGGCCAAACGGGCACCGCGTATGCCCGCCCCAGTGTGCCCGCCAATACCCCATTGCGCCGGCAGCAGGCCACCAGCACCGCCGCCCTGTATTCTCTGATTGCCCGTGCCGCCGTTGTCGAGGCGGTGCGCTCCTCTGTGTATATCCCGTTTGACAACATCGAAGCGTCGGTGGCCGTGCGCGACCAGCTTTATGACGCCATGGAAGATGTGATGCTTGATGCGCCCGATGCGGTGTATGAAGTGCTGCATGCGCTACGCAGTGCCATGGTGCGCGACATCACCGCGCGCGGCGCGGATCTGGCGCAGGTTTCCAGCGTGACCCTGCCAGCATCGATGCCGGCCCAGGCGCTTTCCTATCGGCTGTATGGTAGTGGTAACTACGCGGACGAGATCATTGCGCGTAACCAGGCGGCGGCGACGATCATGCATCCGCTGTTTGTGCCAGGCGGTACCGCGCTGGGAGTGCGCCGTGTCTGAGCCCATTGTCCAGCTAAAGGTCGGCAGCAACGTATTCGGCGGGTGGAAAACCATGCGTGCCGAGGTTGGCATCGAGCAATGCGCCGGCGCCTTCGAGCTTGGCGTGACCGACCGTTGGGCCGGGCAGGCCACGCCCCTGCAGGTCAGGGCGGGAGAGGCTTGCACGCTGATGCTGGCGGAGCAAACGGTGATTACCGGATTTATCGACGTGCCGAAACCGCGCTACGACAGCAAGTCGCATGGCATTTCAGTGTCCGGGCGTGACAAGACCATGGACCTGATTGATTGCTCGGCGATCTATAAGTCCGGGCAGTGGAAAAACGTCACGCTGGACCGCATCGCTCGCGATATCTGCAAGCCCTTCGGCATCGAGGTCGTGGCCCATGGCGATACGGGCGAAATATTCGACAGCTTCAACATCGAGGAAGGCGAGCGAGCCTTCGAGACGATCGACCGCGCTGCGCGCATGCGCAGCGTGCTGGTGACGACCGACGGCACCGGGAAACTGATTCTGACGCGCGCATCGACTCAGAAGGCTGGCACGAGCCTGGTAGAAGGCGAAAACATTCTTTTTGCTGAGCTGGAAAATTCCTGGAAAGAGCGCTACAGCCAGATCACCATCAAGGGGCAGGGCAAGGGCAATCTCACAGAGTTTGGCGAGAAAGTCGCGCACGGCAGCGCCACGGTCCAGGATGACGCGATCACGCGTTACCGGCCGTTGATCGTGATCGCCGAGCAGCACGGCAAGGGGCCAAGCTTTAAGCAGCGCGCCGAATGGGAACGCAATGTGCGGCGCGGCCGCGGGATCCGGGCAACGATCGTCGTACAAGGTTGGACGATGAACGACGGCAAACTGTGGCGGCCGAACCTCCTGGTGCCTGTCAAATCGCCTTATCTATACATTGACCAGCAGCTGCTGATCGCGAAATGTATTTACTCCAAGGACGATAGCAGCGGCACATTGACCACCTTACAGCTTGTTCACCCATCCGCGTTCGACGTGCTCCAAGGCGTGCGCGGTACCCCGCTGAATCGCCGGATCCGCGGCACGAATGGCCTGGAAGACAACCGCAAGCACGCCAAGGAACGCGCCAAGGGCAACAAGTCGGCCGGCGCGATCATCGATCTGTCGACCGGCAATGCCGAAGGAGGCGACCAATGATGGAAGAACTGGGTCGGGCTTTGCAGCCGCTGCGGCGGCAACTGCGTCTTTTGGCCAGCCGCGCGGTGCTGAAGCTGATGAAAGATGCCGTGTCGGTCCAAGTCAAGGCACTGGACGGCGAACCAAAGGATGACGCCGAGCTGTTCCAGCAATACGGATTTCGCTCCCGGCCGCTGGCTGGTGCCGAGGGCATTATGCTGGCCCTGGGCGGCACGCGTGACCACACCGTCATCCTGTGCATGGATGACCGCCGCTACCAAGTGGATTTGCTGAAAAACGGTGAGGTGGCGATGTACACCGACGAAGAAGATTACTTCGTCCTGAAGCGCGGCCGCATCGCGGAATTGAACACGAAAACTTTCGTGGTCAAGGCATCGGAAAAGGTCAGGTTCGAGACACCCATGGTCGAAAACACTGGGGAGATCAAAGACAAGTGCGATAGCGGCGGCGTGACGATGGCGGACATGCGCACCAAGCATAACGCGCACGACCACAACGAAACCAATGTGGCTGGCGGGAAGACCAGCAAGCCGAATCAGGTGTTCTGATGGCCGATATCGCAACCAGGTTCATCGACTTCACCCAGGGCGCCGACCTGGTGATCGATGGCATTTTTTTGGCCGAGGATGATGGCTTGCTCACTGCCGTGGTGATGTCGCTCTTTACCGATCGCCAAGCCAATCCGGACGACAAGCTGCCCAATGCGGATCTGGGCGATGACGATCGCCGCGGCTGGTGGGGCGACGAGTTCAACGAGGATCCGCGGGACCGGATCGGCTCTCGCCTGTGGCTGAACGAAGCGGCCAAGCAGCTGCCGGCCGTGCTCGAGCGCGACCGGAAATACGCCCAGGAGGCGCTGCAATGGATGGTTGACGACGGTATCGCATCCCGCGTGGTGGTGAGCGCCTTGTCTCCACGCCAGGGAATTCGTGCCCTGAATGTCGCGATCTACCGACCGGACGGCACGGCCTCCCGTTACCAATTTGAATCTTTCTGGAAGGGACATAATGGCCTTTGAACTGCCGGACCTGCGCACCCTGATCAGTCGCGCACAAGCCGATATCGAAGCCGAGCTGCCGGGCACCAATGCGCGGCTACGCCGCAGCAACTTGAACGTCCTGGCGCGCGTGATGGCCGGCATGGCGCGCGGCATGTATGCCTTTATCCGCGAATTCATTTCTCAATGCTTGCCATGGTCGCGTGGCTTCCTACTGCGCCAATGGGCAGAAGTCTGGGGTGTCATGCAACTGCCGGCCACCGCCGCTACTGGCCGGGTCACCTTGACCGGTACCAATGGCAGTGTCATTGAAGCCGATACGCTGCTGCAGGCGGCTGACGGCCGGGAATATGCCACGCAGGCCGAGGTGACGATCGCCGCCGGCGTCGCTCTCGCTACCGTAGTGGCAGTGGTGCCAGGCGCCGCCGGCAACCTGCCGCCGGCCACAGAACTGAGCCTGGTCAACCCAATCGCCGGTGTGGCTAGCACGGCCACGGTAGATGGCACCGGTGTGACGGGCGGCACAGATGCCGAAGACATGGATAGCCTGTATGCGCGCTACCTGCAGCGGGTGCAGAACCCGGCGCATGGCGGATCCGTGGCCGATTACATCACCTGGGCCCGGGAAGTGCCTGGCGTGACGCGCGTCTGGGTCTATGGTGGTCTGGATGGCGACGCTACCGTGCAGGTGTATTTCGTCCGGGATAACGATGATGTCAGCATCATCCCGGACGCCGCGGCGGTTGCCGCCGTGCAGGCGCATATCAATAGCCAGGAGATCAAGCCTGTTGCGGCATCTGTCGGTGTATATGCGCCTACCTCCAAGGTGGTCAATTACACCATCAAACTGACGCCGGACACCGCGGCCACGCGTGCGGCCGTCACCGCCGAGCTACAAGACCTATACGCCAGGGAAGCGACTTTGGGCGGCACCATGCTGAAGTCTCACATGGATGAAGCTATTTCCCTGGCAGAAGGCGAGACCGATCACGTGTTGGTGGCCCCGACGGCCAACGTGACGGCACTCCTCAATGAGATTCCCGTGCTCGGCACGATCACGTTCACGGGAGGTTGATATGGAGACGCTCGACAAAGATCAATATGCCTCTGCCCATGCGCAGCTGCAGCCGCGCGGGTTGGCCTGGTCGCGTAATCCGAATGGTGTGCTGGGCAAGCTGTACAAGGCGTTTTCCCGTTCTTACGCATCTGTACACGCATCTTTGCTGCTCTTGGCGCGTGAGCTGGATCCGCGCAGTTCATCCCAACTGCTGGACGACTGGGAGCGCTTCGCAGGTCTTCCGGACGAGTGCTCTCTGATCCAAGGTACCGAAAGCGAGCGCCGCGCTGCCGTGCACGCCAAAATCACAGCAACAGGCGGAGCATCGGCTTCGTACTTCATTCAGCTCGCTGCCACGCTCGGCTACCCCGGCGCAACGGTGACGGAATTCCCGGTGGCGCGGTTTGGCCGGTCGCACTTCGGGGATCGCTTCCATAGTCGCAAATGGCGCAACGTGTGGCAGTTGAATTTGCCCGGGCAGGGGAACACCACGGCACGTTTCGGCGATCGCTTTGGCACCCGTTTTCAACAGAGTGGCAACACGGTTCTCGAATGCCGTGTCGTCAAGCTCAAGCCTGCACACACGCAGGTGATTTTTCACTATGGAGCGTAATGCATGGACTATCCATTAAGCCGGTCTACCGAGCTCGATCTTTATAACGGCAAATTTGATGATGGCGTGCCTGGCATCAGGAAGGCCTCGATCATTCCATCACGGACATTCAATCAAGTCATGGATGAATTGCTGGCTGTTATTGTCGCAGCCGGTTTGACGCCTAATGAAAACAGCTCAGTGCAGCTGCTCGCTGCCTTGCGCGCTTCGGGGGTTTTTGCGACGCCGCTGCAGTTTGACAGCAGCACAAAGGCGGCGACAACTGAGTTCGTTAAATCATCAGGCTTCCAGTTCGCCGGAGAAACCATCATTAATGTTAGCGCTACGCTGACGGCGGCCCATATTGGGAAGGCTGTCATTCTTGGCGCTGGCGTAACCATTACGCTTCCTGCTGCAAATGCATTCCCATCTGGTTCAACGATCGTTATCGTCAACGCCAATAGCAATTCCAGCACTGTGCAGCGAGGCGGCACAGATGTTATTGGATACAACACAGGCACGGGAAATTCGCTGACGCTAACGGCCGGAGATTCGATTGTTTTGGAAACCGCCGGCACGAGTTATTGGCGCATCATCGGCGGTTCGGCGATGGCGCAATTTACCGGATCTCTGGCAAACAATAAGGCAACTAACGGATATACGAAACTACAAAATGGAATCATATTTCAATGGGGAATTTCTGCGTTAAGTGGATCGTTAACCACTTGGCCGATTGCGTTCCCTAATTCGTGCCTGAGTTGTGCGGCGCTTTCCAATTCAAGCGCCACAACTATTACTTATTCGAACCTTACAGCTACCGGAACGACGTTCAGCATGCAATCTTCGACGACTGGCGCAAATCAGTCGGCGAACTGCCTCTACATTTGCGTTGGTCATTAAAGCGAGATTAGAAAATGAAATTTTATTCAGCGAAAGAACGCGGTTTTTATGACGAATCGATTCACGGCGCGCGCTTTATTCTCATTATCGATCCGGCATTCGAACCGAAAGAAATCGAGCACATAGATACTGATCCTGAGAGTGGAGAGACACTGGATCGATATATGGTGCTAAACCCTGACGCGCCGACGGTCAAGGTGCCAAATCAGGACAGCAAAATTCCTACTGACGCCGTTGAGATAACGGACGAAGAACACGCCGCGCTGATTGACGCGCAATCGAAGGGCGCAACGATAACGGCAGATAAAAACGGCAAGCCGATTGCGGTTTTCCCGCCGCCGCCGACGCTGGAGGATATCAAGGCTGCGAAGAATGCGGAAATCAACGCCGCACGCCTAGCCGCCAATTCCTCGACGTTCGAGCACGCAGGGAAAGTGTTTGCATGCGATGTGCTCTCGCGTTCCGATATCGACGGCACGGCGAACCATATCGCTCTTTTCGGCAACTTTCCGCCTGAATTCCCAGGGGGGTGGAAGGCAGTAGATAACTCCATCCTGCAAATGGCCAGCGTGGACGATTTCAAGGCCTTCTTTAAGTCTATGACTGCCCGCGGCACTGAAAATTTCAACCATGCGCAATTGCTGAAACAGCAGATCGCGGCCGCTGTAACACCGGAGCAGGTTCAAGCAATTAGCTGGTAGCCATGGACATCGTCACGATTCGCTTCACGACGAAATGGCCGCCCAACCTGGCCAGCCTTGCAACCGCACGGCTCGGGGGCTCCAGGGACTTTAGCCACTCAATGAACATCATTGATGGCAAGGTCTTTGAAGCAACCATGCTGCATGGATGCCGAGTAGGCATTCCACTTGAGGTGGCAATGCAGGGTGTGGCGATGTACCAGGACATGTACGTGCCAGTCCGGGACAAGGCTGCGGCGATCGCCTGGGGCCTTGAGCAGTATGGCAGGCCGTACGATTTCGCCGGTGCGTTGGGCATTCCTTTCCTGGCTTCGGAAGACTGGGCCAATGATGATGCCTGGTGGTGCAGTGAATTGAGTTTCATGCAGGTGCTGAAAGGCGGGACGGCCATGTTGGATCCGAACGTCTGCAAGCGTGTAACCCCCGCACATCTTTTGATGTGCAATTTCGCAAAGTCGGAAGTTGTTCGACTGAGATCTAAGTAACAAATGAAAAAAGAAGGGCAGATCATGAGCCTGCTAAAAACAAATCCAGTCGAGGCAGGGAGCTATACCGGAGCTATCATCTCCGTGGTTTCCTCACTGACGCTTACCGATATCGGCATCATCATCGGCATTATCACGGCGCTGCTGACCTATGCCATGAATGCCTTTTATGCGGCCCGCAAAGACAAACGTGAGCAGCGTGAACACGAAGCGCGCATGAAAGCGCTGGAAGGAGCAACGCAATGAAAAAAGCACGCATTGCAGTTGCTGCGCTGTCGCTCTCTGCGGCTGGGTTCATTGGCATTGTTCAGAGTGAGGGATACACCGATCACGCCGTCATCCCGACCAAAAACGACAGGCCAACCGTGGGATTTGGCAGCACGTTCCATGAAGACGGCTCACCGGTGAAGATGGGCGACACGACCACACCGGCCCGCGCACTGGTCAAGGCGCAAGCGCACGTCAGCAAGGAAGAGGCGATTTTCCGCAAGTCGCTGGCCGGTGCCAGCTTGCACCAGGAGGAGTTCGACCTGTACATGGATTGGGTGTACCAGTACGGCACCGGCAGATGGAGCGAATCGAGCATGCGGCGCCACCTGTTGGCAGGTGACTATGTCGCGGCCTGTGACGCGCTGCTCGCTTACAAGCGAGCAGGCGGAAGGGATTGTTCGCAACCTCAGAATTGGGGCCCGAAAGGCTGCAAGGGCGTCTGGACCCGCCAACTGGAACGGCATGCCAAGTGCATGGCAATGCAATGAATAAATTCCTAAGCCGCAAATTCCTGATTGCCTTAGCGACGCTGATATCTGCATCCTGGCTGGTCTGCAGCGAGCACATTGCCGACGGTGTGTACTCAGCGGTTGTTATCGCCGTCGTAGTCGCGTACATCACCGGCAACGTGGCACAAAAGAAGGTCACTCCCAGGGAGCCACAATCATGAACCTGATACGCATGGGCATCTATGCCGTTATCGCGGCCGCAGTGGTCGCCGTCCTGGCCGCCATCACCCATGGCATTTATACCCACGGCTATAACGCTGCCGATGCAAAGTGGCTGAAGAGGGAGACCGAGCGCAAGGACATCGAACTGGCATCCATCCAGGAGGAGCTGCAGGCGCAGGAAATCCTCAAGGGCCAGTACGAGCACGAAAAACAATTACTCAAGAAAGGACATGCGGATGAAATTGCTAAAAGTCGCGCTCTTAGCGCTGCCGCTCCTCGGCTGCGCATCAGCGCCGAAATCTGTGGTGAGCTTGCCGTCGAAGCCGAAGCCGATCGCGCCGGCGGAAGCAATGGTGGAGATCCCCGAACCAGGCTGGTTCCGGAAAGAGTTGACCAGGATTTTAGAGCGCTCGAACTGAAGATTGAGCATGTCTTCGCCGGCTGCCGCGTCGCTCAGGGACACCTGCAGCAAAACGGGATGGCACCGTGACGGATCAGTCACTGTGGAGCGGGTATTGGCACCGACGGGAAGTTTGACCAATAACTCCCGGTAAAGGCTTATACTGTAATTTTATACAGTGAAAGCCATGCAGCCAGAGCGCATCGAAATCTTTTACCTGTTCCGGTACACCTGCCCGCTCACGAAAAAAAGGCGGACCACTCGCTATAAGATGACGGAAGACGATGCAGCCCAGCAGCTGCAGGGAAAGGATCCCGAGCGGGTCGAACCATCCCGGGAGGAGCGCCGCATTCAAGACCCGGGCAAGCTCTCCATGGCTTTTCTGCAGCGCGGTCCATCGGAGAGGTAATTACATGCTTGGTGCCGGAAGCTCGCCTTCGTCCGGATCCGGCGTCATAGCACTGATAATTTTCTGGACTGCCTGTTTTTTGTCCTTATCGAGCATGCGGTAGTGCAGCAAAAGCTCAACTTCTTCGATTGCTACGACAGGCATGCTGGGATCTTTGAAATCATCGAATACTGGGCTGGTCACGTCGATCGGCACGCGCGCATTCAGTAATCCTTTTTCCCTATCAAATAGCTTATAGGTGCCGATCTCTCCCTTTTCCAGCTGTTCCATTAAGGCGGCGTCGAGATAGGTATAAAACAGTGTGCCGTTCCGCTTGCGCAGAGTAAGGATGGACGCGGGGCCGAGAGGTCCGACAATTACCTCGACGATCGTGTAATCGATGAATTGGTCTTTGACGCTGTGGCTTCCTGGCTGGGATAGCACGAATGCCAGTCGGTGATGATCGCTCACCACAGTCACTTCCCACTGCTCTTCTGATAGCAGCTCATCCAATAAGCTGGCGGCCGCCTGGTCGCTGGCACACGGCGCCACGTAAAAAGGCGTGCCTCTCCCTTCTAGCAGCCAGTCGATCCGGACATTCTCCGCGCGCCGGATGATTCCAAGGGTTTCTGCTCCCGGCATGCCGCCCTTGTTCATGACGCTTTCAATTGTTCCTTTGCTAACACCGATGGACTTAGCCCACGGGTGGATCTTTCGATCGCCGACAACGAAGGCCAAGCGCTCCGAAATGGTGCTCCCAAATTTATTCATAAATTTATGAAGAATCCCTTCCCAATTCATAAAATTAGGAATAGAATTTAAGGACTCTATTAAACAATTCTTAAACAAGCTCATGATATCAAACCCCACTACCGGCACGCAGAAGAACAAAAAGAAAAGTGGCGCAAAGGAATCAAAGGCGAGCCCCTCGAACACCAAGTTCGTGATGGTGACCTTTGGACGGCGAGATAAAGAGGTCGTCGAAGTCTTCGAAAAAGAAGCCCAGGACCAAGGCTTGAGCCGCTCCGCGCTGGCCCGAGAAATCATCCGGAAGCATTTCGGTTACGCATCCCTTCTGACATAGAAAAAAGCCCACATGACCGCGCCAACGGTCATGCGGGCTGTGCTTTACCAGCAGTCCCGCCGGACTGACTAGATTGCAAATATGCAACGACAGTGTAGTCAATCCGGCAAAAAGAGAAGTGTTAACTTTATTGCAGGATTCACATGTCGTCGAATCGTCCCTTAGTTCCGCCCAAAGACGTGCACGAGGCGTTCCGCGCCGTGGTCTATGACTACGGCGTACCGGAAATGGCTGCCGTGCTCGGGATGCCAGTTGGCACCCTCTATAACAAGTGCAACCTCAACGAAACCACCATCCATAAGCCCAACCTGGGCGAGTCTGTTCTGGTGTCGGTCGTTTCCGGAGATCACCGGATCGCGGAGGCATTAAGCCAGACTTTGGGCGGCCTGCATTTGCGTCTTCCCAAGCTGGAGGGCGTTTCTGATGCAGCTCTGCTGGAAATGGTGGCAGAGATTCATATCCGCGCTGGACACTTTCATTTCGAAATCAAGGAAGCGCTCAAGGACGGTAAGTTTTCCAGAGAAGAGCACGCCGAAATTAAAAAGAAAGCGCTTCAATTCATCACTGCCGTGCTGGAAACGGTCAAGCGCATCGAGGGCATGGTCGATGAATAAATCTACAAGACCAGCGCCCCGCGCACTACAACGCGCCGGCATTACCCACGCAGTCGACAACGTGCCGGCCGGTTCCTATGTCGGTGGATTTGAGGCCGACTTCGTCAATCTGTTCCGCAACGAGATCATCAAAAAGCTTTTCAAGGGGGAGAGCAATGGTGGCAAGGTACATGAGCCCATACCAGCGCACGCTGGAACTGAAGGTGATCGTCCGCGAGCCGACGATCGACGACCTGAAAGCAGCGTATCAGCGCTGTATCGCCGATAAGAAAAAACTGCCTTTCGAAAAGGCGCTGGAAACGCCGGCCTTTGCGCTGGCCATCAAGAACGCGGCGCGCGCCGCAATCATTCGATCAGGGGGTAAGTGATGTCCTTTCAACGTTTTTGTGACTGGCTGCTGGCCATTTTCATCGTCGCCGTGATTCTCGTCACGGCCAGCATTCTGGACCAGCCTGTGCTGCTGGCTGCGCAATGAAGACGATCCGCATCAGTGACGAGACATTTCTCGTGCTGCAGTGTGCCGTTATGAACTCGATGAAACAGACCAACGCGATGTTGGAAACCTGCACATCCGCGAACATGAAAGCCGACCTGGAAAAGGATCGTATCAAGCACGCAACGGCATTGCACGAGTTGCTCGACCCGCCGAACGCTGGATTCGGCGCCTGAAGTTTTCATCCGGTGTGGGAGCGCCGGGAATATTAACCAACCGCATGGAGAACCACATGCAACGCTATTTGACACCACAAGAACAGCAGCAGCTGCTCGGCGCTGCAGCCAAGTCAGCTGACATCTACGACCGCCGCGACCATGCCTGGATCCGCGCCTTGCTGCACTCGGGGCTGCGCATCCAGGAGTTTTCCCGGATCACCCTGGGCGATGCCATGGCAGCGCTGCGCGAGAAGTACCTTTTCATTCCGAAGGAAAACCGCAAGGGCAAGGGGCAGGACCATCGCGTGTTCGTTACCGCCGCGTTGCGTGCCGCCCTTGAGGATCTGGCCAAGATCCACTTCGAAATCGTCGGTGAAGAAAAATCCAACCTCAGCCATGCCCTGGTGCTTAGCCGTGAGCATGGTGGATACGGCAAGCCAATGTCCGTTCGCTCCTATGAGCTGCGCCTGAAGCACTGGGCAAAGGTCGCAGGCCTGCGCGCCGATGTATCCCCGCACTGGCTTCGCCACAGCAGAGCCATGAACATCATGCGCAGCAGCGAGGCCAAGGATCCGCGCGGCATTACCCAAGCAGCACTCGGGCACACATCCATCGCCAGCACTGGCGTGTATACCAAAGCAACCAGAGAGGAGATCGAGGAGGCGCTGAACCAGGTCGATGCACCGGCCGGCAAGCGCGTCACGCTCTCCCAGCTAAGAAAACAATTCGAAAGGAGAGCTTCGTGATTTTGATTTCTGACCCGACCGATGTCATCGGCAAGAAGGTATCGCACCAGGGCGCCGTCATTGGCACCGTGGTGAGCATCAAGCCGAACATGCAAGGCGGCCGGCGTTATGCCTTTGTGAAGCCGTACGACGAGGCGTGCTATGAGCACCGCCTGCCTCTGGATGAACTTGACCTGGTGAGGGAAGCATGACGAGAGCCATTCAGGAAATTTCCGATGCAGTGCTGGCTGAGCATATCCGCCTGGCAGTTGAGTATGCCGTCAAGGCCGAGCCTAGGCCCAACCTGTGCGCTGTCGCCATGTTGGCCAATCTATCTGGCCGGCTGGAATTTGAGGCCCCGCAGGCAGCCAAGGCTTTGCGCGCTGCTTTGCTGGGCAGCTAACCATCAACCGTAAAGGACTTCACCATGGATGCCAAATTGCCGCCAGCAGTGAATGCAGACGACGCATGCCAGCAAAGCGCATTTATCGCCCGGATTCGGGCCCAGGAAGAAAGGCGCCTGCAGGCGCAGGCAGAAGGGCTGCCGGCGCTGCGTCGCCTGTTACCGATTGCGCGTCGCGATACAGGCCAGAGCCGCGTCATCGCTCACTTTTTGCTGTCTCTCTATAACGGCAACCGCTTCAAGATGGACTTGACCGACCTGCGCGGACTCGACCAGGAGCTGTTTGAAGATTGTCTGGCTGTACTAAGGATGGACAACACGCCGCAGCGTGAAGTGCATTGCTACTTTGAGAACGGCGGAGCCATCTGGGAAAAGATGGCCAGCGACTGGAATGTCACCGACTACCGTCTGCAGCGCATCGAGCTGCAGGAGCTGAAGGGCGCAGCGCGATGACCGAGCAGCTGCTGCAAGCCTGGGTCCTCCTCACCGGCGGCGCGTCCGTCTGGTTGATGGCGGATCCGCGTGGACAGCGTCGCAGCCTTGGCTGCTGGATCGGCCTGGCTGGCCAGCCTGCCTGGTTTTTCAGTACATACCAGCACTTCCAGTGGGGAATGTTCATGCTGTCTGTAGTTTTTACATCAAGCTTTATCCGCGGCATTGTGCTGCACCGCTTCTCCAGGGATAACAAAAAATGACCAATCAGACTTTGTGCTCCATCCTGACCTATAGCGGTCAGTATGTGGATCTACGTGAGCCGAACCCGGAAACCATCCAGATCGTCGATATCGCGCACGCGCTGTCGCAAATCAACCGGTTTGGTGGCCATACCCGCAACTTCTATTCCGTTGCCCAGCATTCCGTGCTGGTGTCGCATATCGTGCCGCGTGAGCATCGCCTCGCTGCGCTACTGCATGACGCCGCGGAGGCGTACCTGGGCGATATCGTCATGCCGTTGAAGCGCATGGCGTTCAACCTGGAATACCGGGACATGGAAGACCTGCTCCTAGAGGTCATCCTTGAACGCTTTGGCATTGTCCACTCAGATTACCAGGCCGCTCGCGACGCGATCCGCCAAGCAGACCTTGTCATGCTGGCCACCGAGCGCCGAGACCTGATGCATCCGGATAACCAGCGCTGGGCCGTGCTGGATGGTGTGGAGCCCCGTTCCGCCACCATCCGGCCACTGCTGCCGGTGCCGGCTGAGGCCGCTTTCCTACAGCGCTTTAAAGAACTGTCGGGGGTCCTATGAGCAGCTTTTCTGTCGACCTGGTGCGCCGGTTTAATGAGCCAGTCGGCGCCCTGTATCGCGCCTTTGATCACCTGATCGGTGCGCGTCCTGGCATGACCTTGATGGTGCCGATTGCCGCAGCTACCGGTCGCTTTGATGGACTGGTCGACCAGTGTCCGGTGCCGCACTTGGAAGCGGCCGCCATCCTTGAGCCTGAATATGCCGACGCTGAGCCGCTTTACCTGACGCTGCTGATGTCGAAGTCATTCTGGCGCCGCATCCCGGAAGCGGACCGTCAGCAGCTGATGGAAATGCTCATCAGTAAGGAAAAGATTTGCGCCTATGACGCTGCATGGCGGTACGTCTGGATCCAGCTCTGCACCGGCGGGAAGCCGTGCCTGCTGCTGATCGGTGAGACCGGTGTGCGCTTGGCCTACGCGCCGTAATTTTAAGGGGGATGAGGTAAATGAAAACATCACAACTAGAACGCGATCAATTCACAGAACGCTTGTGCAGTGTGCTGGAACAGCACCAGTACGACCCGAAGAAAGTCACCAACATCGCCCGCGAGTTCAATGTTCGCTCTCCCGATAAGGTGACGATCCATGGTGTGCGAAAGTGGCTCAAGGCAGAATCCATCCCGGCACAGGGACACTTGCGCGTGTTGTCCGACTGGCTCGGCGTCGACGCGGCCTGGCTGCGCTTTGGCGGAAAAGAAGAGCAGCCGAAGGCGAAGCCATCACCGATCAACAAAACGGTGTTGTTAATCGCTGCTGAGATCGACGGTCTGCCGGCTGAAGGGCTTGCTGCGGTGCGCGCCGTCATCCGCGCCATTAAGACCGCTTCGATGGAGGCGGTCCATGGCTAACTGGAGCCAATACATCATGACCTATGACGATACCGGCCACCAGGTCGAAGTGGCAGTATCGGATGCGCCAGAAACATTGGCTGTGATGGGCGAGATCAATTCCTTCTGGAGTGGAGATAAAGATCGTTTAGCGGCCGCAAATGGCGACTTGACTGTCGCTGTTTTGAAAATGCTATGCACCAGGTTGCTGGCTGCGACCTTCTCCGAGATTAATCCATTCGATGATTTCGTCAAGGGCAAGGTGGAGGGATGGCCTCCACTTGATGGCAGTTATGGCATCAAGTTGCTGCACACGGATCATTTTAGTCTTGATGGTGACGTCTCGATTTCTTTTGGCCCTTATTACGTTGGACTCGAAACGCCACAATGATATCGACATTCACAGCGCCCAATGGCGCAACGTACGAGGCTAAGTCCGCCAACCCAACCGATGACGTTCTGGCGCGCAGGCTTAAGAAGGGCATCTACCGATACGAAGATGATGAGCTTTATAAGCGCTGCTCACGTTGCAAAGATTACTGGCCAGCGGATACCGAATTCTTCTATCAGGTGAAAGGCGATGACGGCCTGAACCAATGGTGCAAAGCCTGCTACCAGGAATGGCGTTATCCGAACGGAAGAAAGGCAGAGAAACACGAGAACAAGGAGATTTGCGCATGATTTCCACAGTAAGGCAGGCAGCCAACAACCGCCGGACTCTAGCCTCCATCAAATCGAAATTACTTCTAATTTCCACTGACTGGGGTGAAGTCGATGAATTCTTTCGCGCTCAGTTCGAAACATTGGCGAGCGACGTCGAGCAGCTGGAAAAGCATCTTGATGAATTTGTCAAAGCCGGTGGCCAGGTATGACGCACACCTGCCATATCCCTCACTGCCCGGTCGCCGTGCCTCCGGAGCGCTTGATGTGCCTGAAGCACTGGCGCATGGTGCCGAAGGATCTGCAGCGCGATGTATGGCGCCATTACCGGCCCGGCCAGTGCAACGACAAGAATCCCAGCGCCGCATACCTCGGCGCTGCCAGGGCAGCCATCCAGGCCGTACAAGACAAACTTCTCAAGAAAGCCAACAACAATGATTCTCTCCAGCTTTTTTAATGTTTCGCTACAGCGCCGCGGCCTGCTGGCCACCAGGCTTGCTCCCTGTCTGCTGCCTCGAGCCAGTGCCCAGACTATCCGCTACGAGCAGACCAACCGCTGCGAAGTCGTCCCGGAAAAAGTGTTTGTGAGCTGGCTATTTTGGCAATTTTGTATTGCTATAAAAATCGAGAGTATTACCACAAAGCAATAGTTTCTTCCTCCCATGAATATGGGAGGCTGATGTAACAATTCCCGAAGGGTTGGATGCACCTGCGCGAGTGACAAGGCGGGGCGAGTCTGTTGAACAAAGAAGAATATGGCATCGATTGACGAACTGAAAAAACGCATCGACATGCACGACCTGGCTGAGCGCCTGGGTCTGAAGCGTGGCAAAGGGGGGAATGCGAACTATCACAGTCCATTCCACGAAGACAAATCACCATCGATCGGCATTAAGGACGGCTACTTCCGTGACTACAGCAATGACGGCGCACCTCATGCGAAGGGGTCCTGCGTCGACATGGTGATGTATTTCCGGCAGATGTCGGATGTGGCCGACGCCATGCGCTGGCTGCACCAGGAGTATGGGATCCCGCTCGACAAGAAGGATGCGCCGGCGGAGGTCCCACGGGAGAAGTCCCGCGCTGAGTACATCGCCGATAAGTGCATTGCGGAGGCGCCGCAGGTACGTGAATACCTGAACGGCCGCGGCATCAGTGACCAGGTCATCGATGCGGCCATCAAGGCCAAGACGTTGGGATTCAATTCCTACACGTCCAAGAAGATTGCCGAAGGCGAAGTCGGCCATGGTGGTCCGGCTGCGGCTTTCATCGTCCGCCACCCGCAGACCAATGCGGTGCTAGCCGTCGACCTGCGATATCTGAATCCAGAGCTCAATGGCGGCGTCAAGACGCAATCCCAGGGGGACAAGGATGGCGTGCTGTGGTGCAGCGACTGGCGACGCTTCAAGAACGCGAAACGGGTCTGGATCGTCGAGTCTTCGATCAATGCGCTGTCGATCGAAACCGCGGATCCGCATGCTGTTGCCCTGGTCCTGCGCGGTCTGGGCAACGTCGACCTGGTGGACTGGGCCTTCCTGCGCGGGAAGTTCGTCATCATCTGCCTGGACAATGACAAGCCGTTCGAGCCGCCGCACAAGCAGGCCGGACACCGTCCAGGCCCGGAGGCTGCCTGGCGCTTGTACGAGCGGCTGACGGCGCAGAACATCGGCGCCATGCTGGTCGACCAGGCGGACTGGAGGGATGAAGACGAAGAGCTGATCAACGACGTCAATGATTACCTGCAGGCGATTGGGCCCGAAAAGCTGAGGGCCGCGCTGGAGAAGTTCGAACCGTGGCTGATTCCCGGCCTGTCTGGTGAAGCTGGCACGTTCGGTAAAAAGCGTGTCTATCTCCCAGCCCATGACTTCGCCCAGTATTGGAAATTCCGCGTGCGGCCGGACTTCACCAATTACATCGGCAAGATGGAGGAAAAAGACGGTGAGGATGGCGAAACGATCAAGACGCCGATCGTGTCCGACCTGGCAGGCTTCAGGGTGGCGTCGCTCTCCCGCGTGTCTGTGGCCAGCTCGACATCGACCATGACGGGCGACCCGGACAATCAGCCGACGGTGTACTTTGCCGTGTCGGTGCAGACGCCGCGCCACGGGCCGGTGCTGCAGCGCCGGGTGATGCAGGACGAGCAGCTGCACAACATCGACGGCTGGAAGAAGTTCGGCCCGGTCTGGATCCCGTCCGCGTTCTCTCGCATGATCAACATCCTGGAGCGTACTGCCGACCTGGGCGCACGGCAGGCGGCCAACTTCGTCGGCCTGGCATGGCGCGACGGCGAACTGATCGTCAACGAGGGGCCGGACTGCTACTTCACCGAACCGGACAAGCAGTGCCCGTACCACAATCTGACTTTTCCGGGCGGTACCACCAGGGAGGCCCGCCAGGTGATCCAGGCCTTCCAGACGACGTACAAGCAGAATGCAGCCCTGATTCCCCTGGTGTGGGCGCTTGGTGGCCACCTGAAGGTGCTCCTGGGCTTCTGGCCGCACATGATGATCCAGGCGGACAAGGGCATGGGTAAATCGACTCTGATTAAGCGGATGGAGCGGGCGATCGGCTTCACGATGTTTTCCGGGCAGTCGCTGCAGACCGAGTTTCGTCTGCTGACATCGATCTCGCACACCAGCCACCCGGTCGGCTGGGAGGAGCTATCCGCGCGCCGGCAGGACGTGATCGACAAGGCAGTTGGCCTGCTGCAGGAAAACTATCAGTACACGGTGACCCGCCGCGGTACCGACATGACCGAATACCTGCTGTCGGCACCCGTGCTGCTGGCCGGTGAGGATGTGCCGGTCAAGTCCCTCCTGGGCAAGATCGTGCGCACCGAGCTGACCAACAAGAAGGGGCCGATGATGCCCGACGACCTGCCGCGCTTCCCGGTCAAGAACTGGCTGCAGTGGCTGACCAGGTTGTCCAAGGTCCAGGTGATGGAGCGGTACCGCGATATCCGGCAGATGTGCCTGAATGCGTCACGGGCCAGTGGCCAGGACGATGGCGCCCTGCGCATGGCATCCAACTATGCCGCCCTCTATCTGGCCTGGGAGTACTTGTGCGAGTTCGCCGGGCTGGATCCGCTGCAGGGTGACTTCGACGCGGACATGCTCGAGGAGATGAACCGGCACATCGGTGAGACCAGCGCCGATCGGGAACCGTGGGTGTGGATCATGGAGACGGCGCTGTCGGAAATCGCTGCCGGCCGGTTCTCCTACCCATATGCCTGGGAAGGGCAGGGCGATAACGCCAAGGCGCTCCTGGTGCGCACCAGTCACATCATGGATCACATATCGACGGCGCCGGCGCTGCGCGAGAAGTGGAACGGATTGCCGGTGAAAAGCGATCGCGTGTTCAAGAAACAGATGATGAATGCCGGCGTCATCGATGGCGATTGCGAGCGGACCATCCACACACGACGCGTGTCGAACCTGCAGATCATTTCCCTGGAAAAGCTCCGGCAGTTCGGCCTGTATGCCACCCCATCAACGACGAAGAGCTATGAGCATGACTAACGAAAAAGTGCCTGTAGTGTGCGACTGCATCAACTGGTGTGGTGATGATCCCTGGCTTCGTGATGGTAGATCAAAGCCTTGTGCAGCCGCATTGAAGAGGCAAGCCATTGAGCAGAACGCCGCGGCACGTGCGATCGCACGGTTTGAGTCCTGGGCCAATAGCGACCCGCTGCAGCACGTGTTCAACCTTGCGAAGCACCCGAACGGCATGGGCGGCCGCACGTATGACGAGCTGGCCACTGAGCTGTGTTTTCAAGCATTCAAGGCTGGTCCGATTTATCTGAAATGAGAGGGAGGTAACTGCAATGAAAATGGCCAAGGCAAATGAACAGGACATGGAGCAGGCGATTCGCCTGACTGCTGTCCTTGATAACGTCGAAAAAGGGTATTTCCCGCCGTCCGGAGATCCGGAGAGTGAAGATAACGAGCCGACGTTTTTTGATCCGGATGACCAAGAGCACCTGCGTGTGTTTTATGAGCGCGTGATGGCATGCATCGAGGCCGCACCAGGTGGATTGATGCGCGTGACCTGGGGCTTCCACACGCTGATGCATAACGACATTGTGGATCCGGATGCTGAAACCTTAGAGCTGCATCCCAAGCTGGTCCAGAATGCGGCGGACGCTACGCTACTGGATTGGCTAGACACTCTAAGCAAGCGCGATGCGAAAAGCGACATGCATTTTGTCACTGGTGGCGTACGCCTATATGTCAGGACAGGCTTTGGTGCAGAAGTTGCAGTAAGCGGGATTGGAACATCTGTGCGGGAGGCGATAGCAGCCGCCATGGACCAGTCTGACAGCAAGGAGAATGGCAGTGGAAATTGAAGCCAAGCCGAAGTTGGACCGGAACTATGTGAGCGTAATGCTGCAATGGTTGGTTAGTGCGCATGATCACAAGATGGAGCCAATACGGTTCGATCAATTCCTGAAGGATGCTGAAGTCGCATTCCTTAGAGATATGCAGCTTGTTGCCGAGGCCGCTTTCAACAAAGGCCGTGAATATGAGCGTTGCCAGATTAATAGCGGGGAATAGCATGAGCAAATGGTTTGAAGTGAAGGTCACCAAAGTAACCGTCTATGCCGTCGAGGTTGAAGACGATGAGGACGCTGATAAAGCTCAGGAATACGCACTTAATGAGGCGGACGGCTTCGATGAAGTGGAAGTATCGCCCGAGATCGTAGGCGCGGAGAACATTGACCGCATTCGCCGCCACGCTGATGAAACCTTGGAGATTTGAGCATGAGCATCGAATGCGGAATTTGCGAGCGTGATGCGCGCAGCGGGCATGCTGATGATTGCCCGCGAAAGACTGGGATCTCCCAGCCGGAAGAACTGTTTTACCTCCAAGACAGCCGCAGCTATGTCGGCAATGACGTTCTGTGGTGGGCCAAGGATGGCAATGGCTACACCACCGACCTGAGCAAGGCCCATGTGTACACGAAAGCCGAGGCCCTTGCACTGCACGAGAGCCGAGAAACAGATATTCCGTGGCCGAAGTCCTACATCGACGGCAAGACGAGGCCCGCCGTTGATATGCAGTACATCAAGCGCAGCGAGGCGTTGGCTGGCACTGGCATTGTGCTGAGAACCACAAAAAGGCACCGCGAAACGTACCGCTGCGAAGGCTGTGGCGTGTTTATGAATGTCACCGCCTACTACACAGCCGCATGTGCGAAGTGCGGCACGGAGAATCGACCATGACTAACCGATTAAAACGACTAGGATTCATGTACATAGCGAAACGGCCATGCGGTAAGGTTTCTGCCATGTCATGGGACGATGCTGGCAGTAAAAAGGAGGTCGCAGAATCAGTGGCACGATGGATTCGCCGCGGTGACACAGTGGAGCGTCTTGAGCGATTTGAAGGCGATCCGATGCCGGAATGGGTGTGCCGGTGGAATTGTGATGATTGCAGGCCTGCTGCTAAGAAGGAATCCGAGCAGGAAGTCCACGTCATGCGCGCCAAGTTGACCGCGTGGTTCCCTGCAGATTTGAAGCCGGTTTACCCAGGTATCTATCAGACCTTCGACCCGTTCCAGAATCGCAAGTGGTTCAACCGATGGACTGGCCTCGAATGGATATATGGTGGCGCCACGCCAGACGAGGCCGCCAAGGAATCCGGGAAACTGCCTGAGATAAATCTCGGAAAGTGGCGCGGCCTTGCAAGCAGACCTGCTGACCAGGCACTAGGTAATGAGTCACCTGTGTGCCCACAGTGCCACGGCAAGCCCACGCTGCAGTCCGAATGCGACTGTTTGCCCTTTTAAATTGGTGCTGCCATGAGCCTATATCCCAAATACTGGATGGTCTTGCGCGACCCTCCCTTCACTAATGGCAATGTCGGGCTGCAGTACGCGCCGCGCTTCGTGCACGAGAGCCGTGAAAGTGCAGAGAAGGAAGCAGAGCGCTTGGCACTTAAAACAGGCGAGCCGTTCTTGATCCTGGAGGGCGTGGCCTGGGTACATCCACGCAAGGCTGACCTGGCTGGTTTGCCATCGACAGTGCCGGCGTATCAACAGCTTCCAATCGAGGCTCCTGCGGCTTCCTCCTAGTCCCGGGCGTCCGCAGGACGCCTTCCCCAATCCTGCGGCCGTGCGGCCGCCAAATATTGATTTGTTGGCCCAGGCCGGCAAGTCCTTTGTCGACCTCCCCGCACCCCTCCACGAAAAATGGGGCCGCGGAAACGGCAAAACTTTAAGGGGAGGGAGGTCCGCATAGGTATTTTCTATCAATGGGAAAGCAGGGAGTGCAGAAAACTCGTGGATAGCGGTGGATAAGTGCGTAAGTCGTTGATTTTAGAGAGAGTGCCATCCACAAGTGATATGCGTTTTTCCATGGGTGTGTAACAGTTTTCCAGATATTTGATTTTTGGAATTAATCCGCGTCTACTCTTATTTATCTCTCTCTAACTAATTGAATATAAAGAAGAATAAAAGAAGGGGAGGAAGGAGAAGAGGGCGGAAATGCATCCACAAGTTGAAGGGGGAATTCCACAGGTTAGCGCGCTGCTGAAAAAAACGTCCATGAAATTAGATATGCAAAAGCGGCCAATTCATGGAAATCCGTGGAATAGAAAAATGAATATTTTCAAGGGGTTAAGGTGAAAAATGACTTCATCCATACATCCACAGCTTGTTTTGCGTGTGGTTCCCCTGTGTGTCTTGCTTTTGGGAACTTGAATTTAGGAAAAATGAAATGAATAACGCTGAGCTGATCGATAAATTCATCACCTGGAAGCGCTACAACGACGGCGCCAAGCCGCGCACGGCTGAGGCTTACCAGGCAGCGCTCGAGCGCCTGGTTGAATTCCTCGAAGGGCGTGATCTGGAGGATGCGTCGATCGACGATGTTGAGCTCTTCGGCGGCCTGTGGCTGCACAAGCAGGGTGTCAACGCAATCAGCCGGCGCCCCTACGTGGCTGCGGTGCGCGAGTTTTACAAGTGGCTGGCCGGCGCCGGCAGGATTAAGACCAATCCAGCTGCGGATCTGCGCTATCCAAAGGGCGGCCGCCGGCTGCCATCAATGATCACCCTCGGCAATGCCGAGAAGCTGATGTGGGCGCCAGACTTTTCAACGTTCGCCGGCGTGCGTGATGCCGCCATCCTGTCCTTGTTACTGGGCTGCGGCCTGCGCCGTGAAGGCGTGGCTAACCTCAATGAATCCAACCTGGTGCAGACCGAGCACCAGGGCGACAAGCGCTACATCCTGCGCGTGATGGAAAAGGGCGAGAAGGAGCGCATCCTGCCGGTGCCGCGTGAGGCCGACATGGTGCTGCGCCTCTACCTCGAGCACGAGGACCTGCAGGCGATCGACCGAACGCTGGAGAGCGGCGACAAGGTGCTGTTTGTCTCCCTTGGCAACAAGATGGTGCCGCCACATGAATACATCGGTGAAAACCGCCGCATGGCCCCGAAAGCCATCTGGGAAATCGTCAAGAAGCATGGCAAGGCCGCAGGTATTCCGGACGCCCAGCTGCATCCGCATGCCCTGCGCCACCTGTACGGCACCGAATTACTCGAGTCAGACGTCGATCAGCACATCAGGCAGGAACTGATGGGCCACGCAGATCCACGCTCCACCGAGGTCTACACGCACCTGGCCATGCGCAAGAAGATGACCGAGGCAGACCGAGCCAACCCGTTCGCCAAGATCCGCACACCAGTCGGCGAATTGATTTCGAAGCTTCGCCGTTCCTCCTGACCGCTGTCTTTTTTTTGCTGGAGCCTTAGCCATGCCTGCACATCAACAAGCCGAACACAACTCATATTCCCGGCGGCGGCCTTAGTCCGGAGAGATAGTGTTTATAGGCCTTAGCGAGACGATCCCGCACCACTCCAAACTGCACCTAAAAACGAGCAAAAACGAAAATGACTACAGCAACCAGGGGCTCACACACTGCTACTGATGGGTTTCGTGATCTGTCAGAAAGCGAAACTCAACAGGCAACAGCAGGGGCAAGCACAGTGCTATCGACAGATGAAAAGCGAAGCTCAGCCAGCGGAATTGCACAGCTAGTCCTACAGCTGTCGTTCGAGGAGCCTGTCCAGGCCAAGGGGGTGGGGGGGTGGCATAGGTCTTGCCCTCCCCCGGCAGGGGGGGGAAGGTACCAAAAAAATCGCGATTTTTTTGAAACCCAGCCAGGAGTAAAAAAAATCGACGCTCGTCCGCGCGATCCGCGGCTCGACGAGCTGGCCGCCATGGGCTTGGCGGACTACTGGCTACAGGTGGCAGAATATCTGGGTGTTGATGCCTTCCTCGGCATGTGGCGCATCCTGGATGCGAACCGAAACAATATTCCGCAGGCTAAGCGCAACGGCGGGGATTCCATGTCACCCATCTTGCGACCGTATTCAGGGTACCTGCGTTTCCAAAAAAATCGTTTCGTCGAGCAGCTGGCCGCGCAAGGTTTGAAACCGAAGGAAATCCAGCAGCGCGTCCAGCAGCAGCTATGTGAAAACATCTCGATTGTTCACATTTGGCGATTGAGCAACAAGAATAGAATTAAGCGATGACACAAAAAACCGCGATCATTTATCTGCGCGTCAGTTCGGTACAGCAGGCAAGGGAAGAGCTACCGATTGAAAGCCAGTTGCAGTTCGCCTATAAAAAGGCACGCGATCTGGATGCCCTGGTGATCCGGGTATTCACCGATAACGGCGTGTCGGGCCGCACGGATCAGCGGCCGGAGTTCCAGGAAGCGGTTAAGTACTGCGAGCTCTACAAGCCGGATTACTTCATTGCCTGGGATACGGCGCGCTTTGCCAGGAACAGGATCGATGCGGCGCTGTATAAGCGCGATCTGCGCGAAATCGGCACCGATGTAGTGTATGTGTCAGTGTCGATCGACTCGAAGACCGACGAAGGCTGGATGCTGGAAGCGTTGATGGAGGTGTTTGACGAGAACACCAGCCGGCGCATCAGCAAGGACACCAGGCGCAGCATGATCAAGAATGCGACCGAGGGGTTTTTTAACGGCGGCCGCGTGCCGTACGGGTACCAGACGGTGCCGGACGGGAGAAGAAAGCGCGTCGTGATCAAGGAAGAGGAGGCTGCCGTGGTGCGGGAGATCTTCCACATGTGCACCAAAGGGATGGGCGCCCATGCGATCGCAGTCGCAATGAATGACGCTGGTCATACCAACCATGGCAGAAAGTGGGTAAAAAGCAGCGTGATCTACATGCTGAAAAACCAGATCTATGCCGGCTACACCGTATTCAACCGCCGCCGGCACCATGCCAATAAATTCGAGCCGGAAGAGAACTGGATCCGGACCAAAAGCCATCCCGAAATCATCGACGAGGAGCTGTTCATGCGTACTCAGGAAATCATCAGCGGCCGGGCGCCAGGCGAGGCACTTGGCAGCCCGAAAAGCAATCACCGCTTCACAGGGATGCTGTTCTGCGGCCAGTGCAAGAGCCCAATGCATATTGAAAGCGGTAGCGGGCGCAGTAAGACCTATTTTTACTACCGCTGCAGTAACGCCAAGCAGCATCAGGGGTGCACGGCGGCCCGCATCAATGCCACCGCGCTGGATGAATACCTGTCTCAGGTCATTCTTGACCAGATTTTGACCAGGGACAGGGTCAAGGCAATCATTCGCGATATCGAAGAGTCGGTGGGCACCTGGTGGAAAGACCGGGAAAGCCGGCGCGCGGCTGTGGTGGCGGAGATCCGCGACCTGGAAAAAAAGCAGAAAAACCTATTCGACGTGCTGGAGATGTATGGCAAGGACACGCCCAACCTGGCGGATGTCACAAAACGCCTGCGGGAAATTAAGTCTTCGCTGGAAACTCTGGAAATGAAACTGGCCGAGCTGGAGTCGGAGCAGGATCCGGTGATGAATGTCAGCGAAGAGGATATCCACACGGCATCAGACGTCCTGCGGACCATGGTAATCGACTGCGAAAACCAAAAGGCGGCGCGGAGCTTCTTCAGTTCGTTCGTGGAAAAAGTGACGCTGGAAAAAGAAAGGGTTGTAATTAAATACAACCCTTCGAAGATCTTGAACCACGAAAGAATCGTGGTTCATAGTAAGGAATCTTGGCTCCCCGACCTGGACTCGAACCAGGGACCTGCGGATTAA